CAACCGGTTCAATGACAAAACTCTCACCCGCGCTTTTGATCGTCACGCCGGGAATTTTCGATGCCTTCTCTGCGTTCGCCAGCATCGCTTCGCGGTTGATTTCCACTTTGGTGCGCAGGAATTCGTCGCCCTTCTTTTCAATCAGGTGGGCCAACACCGCTTCCAGCCCCTTGATATGCACGGAAGGCGGCGCCTGGCGCCACGCGATGGTGCCATTGTTCATCCGCACGGTCTTGGTTTTGCCGGCATCCGTCAGGGCGTGGCGGTTCGCTTCCGCCCAAAGCTGCAACCCGCGAAACAGCCGGTCATTTTCTTCCTCCAGCTTCGCGCTGGATGCTTCAATTTCAGCCGTGACATTCGCAATGGCTTCCGCCAGCGCGGTTCTGTTCAATTGGATTTCGCGCTGGATACTGCCGATCCGTTCCAGATAGGCTTCCGCTTCATCGCGATGCTTGGGTGGCGTTGCGGTCTCCGCCGCGCGCTTGTTTTTAGCCATGATGGACTTCCTTCTTTGGGAATGTGGGATGGGACGCGGCGTGCATCAGGCTCCGCCGCAGAGATTCCATGCGCGACCGAAAATTCGGGTCGCGCGCTTCAAGCGTCCAGACCGCATGATAGCCATGCCGCACCGTCGCGCGGTCCTTCGAAAAGGCGCGCGCCACGCGTGAAACACTCATGTTCATGACTTCGATGCACAGGTTGATCACCACCTGCCGCGCCAGCACCACCTGGCGGTCGCGGCGGCAGGAAGTGATGGCCAGCGCCGTCACTTCAAATTCCGTCGCCACCGCTTCGATCACGTCACTGATCGCGACCGGCGGCGGCGGCGCGAATAGGTCGCGCGTATTGGTTTCAAGCGCGCGCACACGGCGGCTCAGCAGGTCCACCTGGTTGCGCAGATCAGCCAAGGCGCCGGGCTGCATCACGCGGCCTCAGCCATCAAGGGCGCGCCGGGAGAAAGCCGTTCCCAGGCCATGCTGATATGCGTCTCAGCCACCGCTTCCGCGCCCTCAGCACTGCCCAACATGTGGGCCATGCGCAGCACCTTGGTCAGGTTGCGCAGCGCACCGGGGCGCTTGGCAATCCGCGCCAGTAGCGCGCGTTCGCCCTTGCCGGCGATATCCCAGGCATCCATCAATTGCTCGATATCGCCCTTCAGCGCGCGCGGGCGGGCAAGCCGCATGCCGACGCGTGAAAAAAGCTGCGCGAATTGCGCGGCACGCGCGCCACCTTCAAGCCGCGCATGCACCGCCTCGTTGCCCATAAGCGCCATGCCAACATCGGCCAAATCGTAGAACATGCGAAGCTGATCCAGCGTCTGGCTGGTTAAATGCTGCGCTTCATCAATCAGGATCAGCCCCTGGCTGCCCGTCATGCGCCGGGTCAGGGTGCGTGAAAGCTGCTGGGTGGACATGCCGCGCGAAGGCACACCAATCGCCTCCGCCAAATATTCCAGCACCGCACGCGGGGTGGACATGGTGGGCTCTGCCGTGATCAGCCAGACATTCGTGTTGCGCTGCGCGTAGGCGCGGCCCGCGCTGGTTTTGCCCACGCCGGGGCTGCCCGTGATCACCACGAATTCCGGCATGAATTGCGCGTGTTCCAGCGTGGCCAGAATGGCCTCTGCGGTCGGCGTCGGCAGGAAGCCCGGCGCTTTCGGCGCCAGCGCGCGGGTGCGATCCGCGGCTTGCTGGCCATCCAGCCATTGGCTTGCTTTTTCACCAATCGGCCCCAGCCTGCCGCGATAGGTATTGCCCATCCAGCTGCTGAAGGTGCCGTATGGAACACCCACCTGGCGCGCCACATCGGTCATCGCCAGGCCGCGTTCTTTCATGGCACCGCGAATGCGCTGGCGCAGCGCATCCATGTCGTCCACGTCAATAATTTGGTCGCTCATAATCATTCCTTGGTTTGGGGAAAACCGAGGGTTACGCCTCGGGATCGTCAGTGTTCAGCAGGCGCAGATGCGCGGGCGCCTGGCCCTGCCGCATGCTGGCGCGCGCTTGCACAAACAGCCTTTCGGACCGCGCTTCCGATGTTTCTTCCTCCGTCTCATGCTTGGGTTTCAGCGCCACCGCGCCACGGAAAAGTGGGCGCACAATCTGCGGTGCGGGTGGGTCTGGAATGTCGCGCTGTGCGGCGGCGATATCGCGCGCAAGCTGCTCTGCGCTGATGCGCGCTTCGGCATCGGCCAGCAGCTTCAGGCCACGGCGGCGCAGGCGCACGGCACTCGCGGTGCGGCGCGCGGCGTCCGTATCGCCGAAGCCCTGATCAGCCCAGCATTCGGCGGTGCAGAAATAATCGCCATTCGCCAGATACACATGCACCGGCGCATGCAGCTTGTCGGGGTCGAACCGGAGCGCAACGTTGCGGCCACGCAGCTCCACCAGCCGCGCATCATGGTAGCGATTACCCAGCAGATGGATCGTGCCATCGCGCCTGACGCGCACTTCTTCCGCCGCCAACAAGAAGATGCGGCGCTGCGCTTCGGTCGCGCGCGTGATGGGCGCGGTGGCGTAGCTTTCGGCAAAAGTGTCATCGAAGGACCGGCCACGGCAGTTCAGTGCGCTGCGACCAGGCCGGGCGTTATGTTCCGCAATGGCCGGTTCCAGCACGGCCAGAAATTCCGCCAGCGGCACGGATTTTTTGCCGTAATCATGCGGCTTGTCGGTGGGTTTATTCCCAGTCCAGGCACCAACAAAGGCCGGGTGCCGCGCGATGTCGCGCGCCAAATCGCCGAAGGCGCGCTCAATCGGTTTTGATTGGCCGCTGAACGGCTTCGCCCAATGCACCGCCACGCCAAGGCTGGCGAAAATGCCAAGCGGTTCTTCTTCCCGCACCTTGAAGCGAAAGCGCCGCTTCAACCCGCCGCTCATGGTCTTATTCGCGGCAGCCAGCGTGTTATCAATCGTCACCGCGCCGGGGATGCCGTAGCGCTCCACCACATCGGAAAACGCCAGCCGGAAAGTGTCGCCCGTCTCGGCCTGCGCCACGCGCCAGGTCAGCAGCTTGCCCGAATACAAATCCTGGAAGAACACCGCCATGGGCCGCGCCACCGTGCCGTCAGGCCACTTCACGAAGACATCGAATTTATGCCCGTCAGCATTCACCCATTGCAGCGCATGCAGGTGTGAACGGTCGCGCCGCTGCGCGGGAAACATGCGGTCAGTCGCGTCCGGGCCTTCGCGGTGCCACGCCACCACTGTCGCGGGCAGCGCATCAATGCGCCGGCGCAGCGTGCGGGCCGATGGCAATTGCCAGCCCTTTTGCACGGCAACCTGCTCCAAATCCCGGAAGCAGGCTTCGAAGGTCGGGCGGTTCGGCAGCAGATACCGCGCGCGCAGCCATTCCCAGGCGTCATCGGCGCAGGCAGCGCGCGGGCCTTTCGCGCCGACGTATTGAGGCACCAGCCGCGCCAGCCAATGCGCGCGGGGCACGCCATCCACCAGCGCTGCCCAGGCGTAAATCGCGGTGCGGGAAACATCATGCGTCGCCGCCACTTCCATAATGGCAACGGTGCGCGCTCTGCCCTGTGCCACCAGCGTCTCCACCGCATCCAGCGCGGCCACGCGCTTCGCCGCACTTTGCTTGTGCTTATCAGCGGCGCGGTCATAGCCCTGCCACGCTGCTTCATCGCTCAATTGGCGTAGCGCGGTATCGCGCGCGGGGGCGGGGTTCTGCGGCGCTTCCTTGGCCAGCAGCTTCGCCTGCGTGAAGCTGGGCAGCACGCCAATCCAATATTCAATCCCGCCACCACGGCCCTGGCGGCGCCGCCACAACCGGCCTTCGGCGGCTTCATGGTTCCATTCTTCTCGGTCTGCCTGCATGGCCAGCCCGCGCCGCGTGTTGGGAATGCCGGGCAGGTCAAGCGCGGCCAATTCAGCCAGGGTGAACCAGCGATCTGTTTGCGCCGCGCCCAACATCACGCGCCGCTCCGCGCGCTGCGCATCAGGTATTCCCGGCGCCGGCGCAATTCATCTTCATGTTCGCGGATCGCAGCCACTTCAATCAGCGGCAGGTGGCGGCGTTCAATCACCGCCCAGCCCATGGGCTCCGCGATAAGTTCCAGCAGGCGGCGGTCGCGCGTGGCATGCAGCAGGCCCATCAGGCGCGGCACGCTGATCCGGTGGCCTTCCCGCGCCTGGCTGGCATAGGCATCCAGCATCGCGGGGGAAACACGCTCACCCAAAAAGGAGGACATGCGCGCCGCGATGGTTTCGCGGTCCACATCCGCATCCGCCAGCGCCACGGCCACCGCGCGGGAAACGCGGGCGGCAAAGCTGGCGGCGCGCACCTGTTCTTCCGGGAAGCGTTTTACCGCTTCCGGCGCCTGCCAATCCAAAAGATCAGGCTGTCCGGGGTGGCGAACCATGGCCGAGCCTCAGGGCTTGATGCCAGCGGCCACGAAGGCCAGCGTGCCGAACCAGAAGATGCCCAGGATGCACCCGGCAAAGGCCGCGCCGCCCAGCGCGGCGCGCAGCAGGCGGCGGGCTTGCATCATTTCTCCACCCCGATTTCGCCTTCGGCGACCAAGAAATCGATGAAGCGGCGGCGCGCTGCCTGCCGGGCCTTCCGCCAGGAATTGATCAGCCGTTCATATTCCTGCGCCGCTTCTGCGGCGGCGGCGCCCTTGGGGCGGGGGGTGAATTCCGCAATCGCGGCCGCAAGGTTGCGCGCGGGGTTTTCTTCGCGGGTCAGGGCCTCAGCCGCTTTGCGTTGCTTCCAGTGTTCCAGCTTGGTCAGGCCATCCAACACGCTGCCATTATCGGCCCATTTGGAATGGGCCAGCATGGCCTTCACATCATCGGCCAGGGCATTGTTCCGGCGAATGGCGCGGTCCACCGAACGGGGGGAAAGCCCCAGCCTTTCGGCGGCGTCTTCGGCGAAGGTTGGAATTAAAGACAAATTTGTCTTTAATTTCTTCCTTCCAGATACAGCAGTTTCTGGATTGAGCCTGATCCAGACCGCCTTGCGCTCCGCCAGGAAGGTGGCCCGGTCAAGCTCCGTCAGGTCGCGGCGGCACAGGTTCTCATCAATCTCGCGGAGCCGCGCCTGGTCTTCATCGGCTTCAATGATGCTGGCCGCGATTTGGTCCATTTCCGCCAGCCGGGCAGCGGCAAGGCGATGCGCGCCCGCGACCAGGACAAACTCGCCGGCGTCATTCCGGCGCACCTCAATCGGTGTCATCTGGCCATTGGTGCGGAAGCTTTCCGCGATCAGCGCGGCATGGTCCGGGTTGACCGTCCGCAGGCGGTCCTCGACGAGGATGTGATCCACCGGGATCATTTCAATGGGGTCAAGCATAGGCGCGTTGTTCACTGGCTCTCTCTTTTCTGACGTTGCGGGGCGGGTTGGCAGGCGCTAGGTCTTTGCGGCGCCTGATATGCAGCCCAGCCATGGGTCGCCCGTCAGGCGAGTATCGACTGGGCCATATTTCTTGAGGGGCACGGCCAAGGCGCGCAGCAATCGCGGCCTCCATGCGGGGCCAAGGTGTCAGCAGGGCGCGCGTGGCGGCACCCTCGGAAAACCCGGCCGCAAGGCTGAGGTCAGAAAGCGTCATGCCGGTTTTCCGGATGGCGGCTTTGATGTCCTCCACGTGCCAATCTTGAGGAGTTCCGGTGATGGGTTTCGCGCGCAAAAGGGTTGCCCTTGGGTGGTCGGTTTTCATCTTCCTGAAAATCAGATTGATCCAAACGGAGTTATGCGTCAAGCGTTTTTTTGTTCCACCTTCTCCGTTCGGTGCATTTCGCCTGAAATCTTTTTAAGTATCTGTTTTAGTTAAGGAAAAACCGAAGGTGGAACCGAAAAAAGAAGATGGAAGCCCAGTTCCACCTTCCGGGCCGGAAGGTGGAAGCGAAAATGAGGATGCTCCTTCCGGAGAAATGTCGCTCCGGCTGGATCAAGCCATCGCGCAGTCGGGCGGGCCAAGCGCCGTGGCGCGCCGGGCGGAGATGTATCTCGGCACCCTCAACCGATATCGCGCAGGCCGAGAATTGCCGTCTTCAGCGCTGGTTTCGCTGGCCCGCGCCACGGGCGTCAGGCTCGAATGGCTGGCCACCGGGGAAGGCCCGATGCAGGGCGAAGCCGCGCCCATATTGGCGCCCGCCACCCCGCCCGGCCACGTGCTTCTGCCCCTGCTGGAAGCCCGCGCAGCAGCGGGAAATCACGGCGGTCTCCGCAGCGACCAGCTTGTAGACTTCATCGCATTTTCCGAGAGTTTTTTGAAGCAGACCCTCCGCCGAGCCCCCAAAAACCTGGCCCTGCTCACCGCCTCCGGCGATAGCATGGACCCCACCATCCGGGACGGAGATTTGCTGCTGGTGGATACCTCCGCCCGGCGCATCGAAGGCAGCTTCATCTACGTGCTGGCAATCGGCGGAGGCCTGCTGGTCAAGCGCATAGACCTGCGCCGGGA